GGGTCTAGGTGGGAGTCCAACCCCATCTGAATTCACGACCCTTGAGCGTATCGTACCATGGAGTCTGAGTGTTAAACTCAGACACACTTTCTCTATGGTACGCGGAGCGCCACCACATCGTGTGATTGAACCGATTCATCACCCAGTCTTCACTGGTCGATGACCGCTTTTGATACCACGATATGCACCGCGCTTCTCGACGTTGTAAGGCTTGATGACTGTTTTTCTTCCAGTCTTCAGCCGACCAATTCGCTGTGTCGAGGGCAGGATCGTAATCCCGCACCTTGAGATGCTTATTGGTATCCGTTGCATTTCGGAGTGTAAATATACCGAAGTGCTCCCTGTTGGTTACGAAGGGGATAGGATTTAACCTCTCGCCTTTATACCACTGGAACGGGACACCCTGGATAGGGCGTCTTAACGCCTCATGGATCATGCAACGCTGCGTATGTCGATAACCGACATCGCCCAAGCGATTAGCGTAGTCCACTAGAGAAGCCAACGACCGCGCTGTATGCGTCTTAGAAAAATGACGCAAGCGCGCGATGGTTGGAACGATGTCTTCACCACACCATGCATACATCCCGCAACTTTCGCGGACTGCTTGCGATGAGGTGAAGCTTTTGCTCGTGTTGACCTGAAAACCGAGGTCCACAAGCGTATGGATAACATCAGGTGTGATTCTAGAGTCGCACATGATGTCGTCTCCGTAGACCCGAATCGGTTGCAGCTTGGTTCTAGAGTAAACTCCAGGCTGCGCGGTTGCGTGCCGGATCATCTGTGTTAGATGACGGGCATCAACAACCTCAGTGAACCAATTGGGTCCATACACATACTCGAGATGACTGCGTAGCACGATCAGAGTGTAGAGTATACTCTGAACCGGGAAACAGACAGCACTTCCCATAGGTGCGAATTTCTGCACCTCTCTTATTTCTCCATCCGGTAACTCCACGAATTTTGTTCGTGTAGCCAACAAACGGGGAAGAAGATGTTGTGGGAATACTCTCTTAACCAGGTCAACGTGAACGCTGTCGGAAGCCGCACTCAAATCGATAGTATCGATAAGACCGGTAGCTGAGCCAATCTTACATAGATCGGCTGATAGTTGTTGGTCTGAAAAATCAATACTCTTTTTGAGTTCGCTATTATTGATCATCTCCACAAGCTCGTATAGAACGGCTTGTTGGAAGTACATCTGTGTAGCGGGCTCACGACATATACTGCGCATGGACTTCACTGTTTTTGGAACAAACAAAAGTTCCGAAACGATCCGCCCATGGGCCTGTCGTCTCATTCTAGCCTCAATCCACGATTCCCACTGAGGTATCACGGATTGTATATCATACGCCTCTCGCTCCTGCCGGGCAGAATGCCCAACAGAGAGGAAAAACGCACGATCAAGTAAGGGGTTCCACTGTAGCTTGTGTGTTTTAGCTACGGGGGATCTTCCTCCTCCCGCCACAGTTCCGGGACCATGCTTTCCCATGAAAGGGAGAACAGGTACGGGCTGTAGTAGGTGGGTAGCCAGCGTGGCCAGTTGATCGGTCACATCGGTAGGAAGCACCAAACTTGTTAGTTTATCTTCGACCTCAAGCCATCCGCGTAACGCGGCGGCAGCGAGCTCTTCGTCGATGAACTCAGCCTTCTTAATGAACCACAAGAAGGTGAGGATGTATCGCAAAAGCTCAGGGTCGCCTTGCTTATACCATTGCAAATACTCCTGATATATCGGAGTCTTTTGCATCTCAGGTATATAGTCTCCAGTTGTGGAGCCTAATCCGTATTGATGGCATGATGCCAGAAGACGGTCGGCAAGGTCCGAGTATCGACTTACGGTTACACGCAACGGCGTCGCCAGTAATTGGTTACGAAATCGTGTGTACACGCGGTGTGATTTACCACCGTGTGACTCGGTACGATAGGGACTATCGGCTAGTAGCGCTAACCAAGCCTTGAACAAAAAGGCTACGAATTCGGCATTTTCATTGCTGGATCCGTTGGGAAGCACCAAATCTGTGATTGTGTCCGTAAGAACAACAAGTTCGAACGGACGGTCGAGGGTAGAAATGACCCCTCTGGATGAAGACACAGACGGTTAGTCGGTAATAACCGGCGAACCGAATGCGAACTTGTCCAGGTTGGCTGTCGACCAAGACGCCACGGTCTCGACTTCGATACTGGGGACCATCAGGTTCCCCAAGTATTGAATGAACTCGAGCACGCGGTCACTGTTGGGGACGGTTGTCCCACCGACGGTGAAGGAGATCAAACCCTTCAAGGGAATGCTCACTTCTTCATCGACCGAATCCGTCGCAAACAAGCGGCTATCTAAAGCCGCCGTGACGGTCATCGCGCCGTCGGGCCAGTCAGTCGAGGGCTTACGCGTGACGATGGTGATCTTCGCCGTGGCCGCATGATTGCGGTCACCGGTGTTGAGCACGTAATCCGCGGAGGTTTCAATACCGCGGTTCGTCGTCTTCCGTTCAGGACCAGCGACCAGCAGCAGTGAATCCATCTCCAAAGATGGAGTCACGGGACTGAGGGAGCTGGCTTCCAGTTCAGGAAGTGAGTAAGTCAAAGTAGCCACGAGTGGGTTCCTTTCTCGGCGTTACGCCTGAGAAGAGTTAGGTGCGCTAAACAGCGCAACGGACTGTTAAGTCAAAACTTGCCATGCTAAGCTACCAACTATGCTTAGTCCCGGCTTGCCCGTCGGCGACTCAAAGTCAAACCTTGAAGGTCGCAGACCCGGCATGATGAATGACAGTCTCCTATTAAAGGTTCGTGTCAAGGGATACGATGAGGTTACACCGTTATCAACTTCCAGATTCAGGTAGTCCAGATATTCTTTGGACCAATCTGACTCAATTTTTATGGTGTGCACACTGTAATAGTGCTGCAACATCATAAGGAGGCCAACAGTGTCAACTAGGGCCAAACGATCGCCCAAATTGGTGAACCAATCTAGCACGAAGCTGAATGGTACACAACCCCAGACATTCGCGAGCGATGGAAAAACTCCAGTCGCTTTCGACGCAAGCAGGATACCAAGCAGAGTGAAGTCCCCGAAATTGAGGACGACCTTGCTATGGGCGGTTAAGTACAATTTCCCGTAATTGGGAAGCTCTTCAGGAATTGTATATTCAAATTTCCCTCGGAGTGTATGCACGCCCCACAAATCTTGCCCACGCGCTCTAGAAACGATCGCATCATACTCGTCTATAAAAGTACGAGAATCTGTTATGAGCGGTCGCCATGCGAATTCCTTGCTCAATTCCAAGCTACTCCCCGCATCAAGCAGGGAGCGCAAGGAGCCGAGAGGATTGCCTGCACGTAGTTTAGTGAAGGCCTTCCATAAATCGACGAGCGAGGAGATAGGAAGTGTTGGAATACCATCGTTTGCGGTTTCCAACCAGTTAGCGCCAGATAGATCTGTAAATTCTTCTAACGCTGCCGAAACGGATCTAAAACACGCCGGCCATAGGTGACGAAAGTTACCATGGACCCAATCATCCAT